CCGGCGGCTTTGTAAGAATATCTTCCCAGAACGTATCCTGGTCTGGCGGGTTAGTCATCCCCCACAGATGGGCATTTGAATCACCATCGTGCGTTTTACAGCCTACACCGTTCATCATTTTGTCAGGATAACGACCGAGACGACCCTGAGCTGCGTTAAATATGTCGGGGTGTATCTCTCTAAACTCGTCGAAGATAAAGAAGCTAGCCTGTAGTGATAGTAGACGACGTACGTCGTTCGCGTCATCAAGGCCCCTGAAGAGAACTTCGCATTCAATATCTCCAACCTTTATCACGAACTTATACTCTGTCTTAAGGAACGAACCCATTATCCCTTCTGGTATCCACTTCATAAAATCTGGTATAGATGTATCACGTAACTGCTCACGCGTGTTACGTACCCAGATAGCGCGAGACCGGCGAACACCGTCTTTACACGGCGCCATAACGGCTGCATGATGCAAAATCTTCATGATGCCCGCGGTCGTCTTCGTTGACCCTACTGGACCAATCGCTAGGGAGATAAACTTAGTAGAATAGAAAAAATCGTCTAAAGACGCGATTACCTCAAAATTAATTTCGTGCTCTGGAGCTGCTATCGTCATGTTTCGAGTGCAGGAGTACCCTCAATAACAACTTCGTCAGTGTTATCTTTAGCCCTTGTTATGTTAATAACTACTTGCGGGCCGGTATCCGTACCGACGACTGCTTTTCCATCTGGTTCTAATTTACCCATTTTATTGAGCATTTTCTGGAATTCTAAGCGTGTGGCAGGATTTATAGTGGGATTTTGCATGTGACGGAACAAATTGTCCAGATTCACTGCTCCCATAAGCCTTGCGAGGGTTTCCATCTTCGCTGGATCATCCTCAATCATCTGGAGTTGCCCCCGAGATAGAATGGATTTGTGGGCGAAATCTGGGCCGGTTACTTTATCTATAGGGTTACTCATACTGCGAAGTTTACACGGTTTACCTAATAAATGTCAATAATTTAATCTGGTTCATTTTGAACAATACCTAAAAAATAGGGGTTGTGATGTACGGAGTACCTAAGCATGGGTGGTCATGACCACTTGCCTCGTTCCCTACCCCCTCGTCCATTTACCCCTGTACAGGCGACGATATACCTATAGTATAGAGATTAACTGTATAACTGGTTAATCACTAAAAGGTGTACAGTTTAACCTAACATACAAAAAAGTATGGTCTGTACTTTTATTCAACTCTTATGGAGAGATTATGAAACTATCTAATCAACTTGTTACTAGTACAAGCCAAAAGCTAGACAAAGCCGTTAACAACTCTAACGAAACTACTACTGAAACTTCAAAGCTAGTACTATCATGGCTTAAAGATAAATCAGCTAGTCAAGTATTCCTCAACTGGTTAACTGCTAAATCAAAAATAGTTGAGGGCGAAACCCAAGCTGAAAAGTTAGAGCGTGGACAGTCTGTCAAGAACTTTCAGAATGTTATTAATGCAACACCTTTCCAGCGTATGTACTTTGGTATTCCTCAAGGTAAGGCATTGACTGAGCAACTACGAGTTAAAAAGGCTCAGCAACCAATGGTGGATAAGAAGTTAGCCACGCAGGAACAGGTCGACAGCAAAAAGTACTTTGCTTGGACTACTCCTATCGAAAAGGAACAGGCAACTCTTAAATCGGACATGGCTAAACTTAAAAAGAAGTATGGTGCAACCAATAAAGAGATGTCAGCCGTTGCTAACACACTTGACTAAATCGCACTCGATTTATACCCCGACTTCGGTCGGGGTTTTTGTGCGTCTGGTCGAAAATAAATGGTTGAGGAATAGTACACGCCGTACTTTTATTCCACAATCGCACAGACCAACTGAACAAGTCTCGACTCATAGGCAATATGTATGCAATAAGACAACGAATAAGACAATATCCAAACTTTGTCTTATTACACAAATGCTTATGCAGATAGGGTTGCAAGTACCTATTAAGACAATAAGACAATAAGACATTATATAAAAATGAATAGTAAGAATAGTACATTTAGTAGTAGTGATGACGAAAAAGCACTCTTTTTTATCGTTACCTGTCAATCTCTCTGCAACATTGTCTTATTGTCTTTTTCGACTGTAACTCATTGTTATTTATTTAATAAGCCAAAATCAAATTGTCTTATTCAAACGACTTATTACAAGGTCTCGACTCATAACCTATATGACCGAGCCACAACCAAAGGATTAATATTATGACAACTAAATGTATTTTATGCGACGCAATCGTCCACCCACTCAGAATCAAAGCAGGTATCAACACATGTATACATTGTGGCGACAAACTTGCTAAACAACGAAAGCATTGTGTAGTACCAATGCACAAATCAAATTACATTGTCGTTACTAACCACGACGACCTTGTGCGTATCAATAACAAAAGTGGTTAACCATATAGGAGATATTATGTTGAAGTCTAAATATAACTTACAGGTTGTGCGTGTTCACATGGACAACTTGCAACTCATGGCAAAGATACTGAAATATACAATGATTGCCATTATCACAGGGTGTTGTGTTCAGTCAGCACTTATTTTAACGGAAATCGCTAAGCGATTACTATAACCAAAAAGTACAGACCGTACTTTTATAACTAAAGGAGGGCATTATGCCATCAATCAACGAAGTCGTCAGCGTAGCGACTCAAATCTTACGCAAATCACCAACGGCAGTTCCGTTCTTCAAGGGTAAGCCAGGCATGGGTAAATCAGATGCTTGTGTGCAGATAGGTCGCAACCTTGACATACCCGAGGACAGGATACTTATCGTTCATGTTAACAATCACGATGTCGTAGACTTTACAGGTGTTCCATCTGTAACTGACGGACAGACACGATTCAATCCCACCGAGATGTTCTACAAGTTTCGCGAGGGAACTGGTGCAGGTCTGATAGTGTTAGAGGAGTTACCACAGTCCTCGACTCATCACCAAACATGGGCGGCAGGTTTTCTGCTAGAGCGTACAACACCGACATTCAAACTGGACAAAGATGTTCGATTCCTTGTTACAGGTAACAGGGTAGAGGACAGAGCAGGTGCGAAACAACTGCTTACACACTTATCCAATAGAATGTATGAGTTCGAGATGGAAACATCTCTTGACGACTGGTGCGAGTGGGCAATGGACAATGGTGTTGACTCTCGGGGTATCGCGTTCCTACGCTTACGACCTCAACTGCTCAACGACTTTGACGCTAATCGCTCAGTCAATCCAACGCAACGAGCGTGGACTCAGTTGTTCCTAGAAGTACCACAAGACCTACCTACTAATCACTACATGATGGCGTGTCAAGCCAAAGTGGGTGAAGGTGCTGCAGCCGAGTGGTGTGCCGCGAGAGACCTTATGGATAAGATGCCTAGCATTGATTCGATTAGGCTCGCACCTGACAAGGTAGAGATACCGACCGAGCCTGCTGTTATGTTCGCAGTAGCTACTGCAATGTCAATGTCGACAGATGCAGATGCGTTCGAGCGTGATATGAAGTATATCGGTCGTATGAACAAAGAGTTTCAGATGGTATATGTAACTGATGCTCTACGACTTCACCCGAAGTTACAACAAACCAAGCCGTTCATAGACTGGGCGATTGCTAACAAAGACATCTTCATGGGAGGAAATTAAGATGAAATTCTATAGGTACTCTAAGTATGAGATTGTCCAAGCGTGGGAACATGCTTTCGGCAAAGATGCAAAACTAACCAAAAAGCAAAAAGCTTTTTTAACGGAACTATTTAAGAAGGAGATTAATAATGAATAATATATTACAAAATGCAATAAACAACGCAGTAGAGTCAGAGGATAAAGTACAGTCTGTACTTTCTTCACCAATAACTCCACCTAGTGGACAAGGTGTACCTCACGACACATCACCTGCGACACCGACACCTCTGAAAATCAAGGGGTTAGACGAGAAAGCAGTACTGATTAGTGTCAAGCGTTACATGTACTCACCATACAAGCTAGACCAAGAAGAAAGCAAACAGTATGGTGCAGGCAATGTTAACAAACATCTGTTCGAGGGTAGAAATAACCTCGTTAAGTCTACAATCAGTAAGTTCACAGAAGTGTATACATATGTGAAAGACAATACTGTGCCGTGGACTACTGGTGTTGACATGCTTAACATAGACCATTACATCGAGTTCAATAAAGGTCTGCGTCAGCGTGTAGATGAAGCAAACCGAGCAGTCGACACGCTCTGCTTGTCTTGGGAAGATGAAGTCAAAGATGACCTCGACAGGTTAAGTGAGATAGCCATTGCCAAAGGGAAACCAAACCTTGCGAACGCGAGCGACTATCCCGATGTCGATGAACTCAGAGCGAAGTTCGGTATTGAGATACGATACATGCCAGTACCAACGACAGGCGACTTTCGTGTGGGCATATCCGACGACGACAAAGCGTCATTGCAGAAACAGATTGATGATGCCGAGGTCAATGCGAACAAGCATGTGATTAAGTCTATGATAGAGCCAATGGAACGAGCGATTGCTAAGCTGTCAGTACCAATCGGCAACGACGGTTCTGTGTTTCGCGACACGCTAGTTGACAACCTTGTCGAAGTTACCGAGCGTATGAACAAAATCAATCTCAGCGACGATGCAGTCATTCAAGATAGTATCGACAGTCTACGAGATTTGATTAGTGCCTATGCAAGTGAAACTGGCAAAGACTTACTTCGTAGCAACCAACCATCTCGTGAGAAAGCAGTTAATGACATAGATGCCTTGTGCAAGCAGATGTCGGGGTTGGTGTAGCATGGGTTATCGTAATGATGTAAGTATCCTTATATATGGCGACGACAAAGATGTTGTTGCCTTTAAGGCAGGCGAGCGAGTGAAAGGATACCCCAAAGGTATGTTATACAACCCACTCGATAAACCCGAAGATGGACATCTGTGTGATGAGCATTTCACTTGGCATACAGATGATGGCGACACCATGCTTGAGTACAACTTCTTTCAAGTCAGATGGCATGACGGAAACCCCGAGGTAGATTACTGGGAACAACTCAAGAGTGTGTGGGATGACGCTTATGGGAAAACTTCGCTACAAATGGAGTTCGTACGAATAGGTGAGCAGGCTGATGATATCGTTATTGAGTACTTCGGTAGCGATTGTCAGTTCTACTTAAATGTCGAGCGAACAATTTATAAATCAATGGGAATAAAGGAGGAAGTACAAGATGAGTACCTCAAACAATACAACAGTTAACCTCGACGAGGTTAATCGCAAAGTCAGTAAAGCGAAAGCGTTACTGATACTAGACCATCCGTTCTTCGGTACTGCCGTATCTCGGCGACCGATACAGTATGGTGATGAAGTGCCAACGGCAGGAATGTCTGCGACAGGTCAGATAATGCTTAACCCCGAGTGGGTAGAGCCTTTGACAGTCAAAGAGATAATGTTTCTGTTGGCTCACGAAGCCATGCACTACATGTTATCTCATGCGTTGCGACGACAACATCGCGACCATAGAGCGTGGAATGTAGCTTGTGATAAAGTCATTAATGACACACTCATAGATGCCAAAGTAGGTACATTTATTGATGGTGGCATTACTCTCGAAGATGCTAGGTTCGGTGCGTCCGAGCAGTTCTATGATGAGAATGATGACGACATGGGTAGTGGTGGTATCGGTGAAGATGTCGGCGACATAGTTGACGAAAATGGTCAGCCATTAGACGATGCGACAGTACAACAGTTGCAGGCTCAAGCTAAGATAGAGGCAATACAGAATGCAAAGTTAGCCAAGCAGACTGGTAAGTTGCCCGAGTCTATCGAGCGACTTGTCGAGGAAATGATTAACGTAGTAACTCCTTGGCACGAGAAACTCGAACGCTACATGTCGGGTAAGGTGCGTGATGGTTACTCATGGAACAGACCTAATCGTCGTTTCGTCGGACAGGGTACATATCTCCCAGGCTACGACTACATACCACGCATGGGTGAAGTTGTTATTGCAATAGATACCTCGGGTAGCTTAAGTAATGAGGACTTAGCCTTGTTTAGTGGACATGTCAATCGTATCGTCGACACCTGTATACCTGAGAAGATTACTGTGTTGTACTGCGACTATGCCATAGGTGGTACTCAAGAGTATGAACCCGACGACTTACCGATAGTACTCAAGCCAGTAGGTGGTGGGGGTACTTCGTTTAAGCCTGTGTTCAAGTGGCTCGACTCATACGACGGCGAGGTAGAGTGTCTTATCTACTTTACTGACGGCTGGGGCGACCAAGAGGAGTTAGACACACCACACACCGATACTGTGTGGGTAACTACTGATAGAGAAGATTTCTCTTTCGGTGAAGTAATTAAATTTAACGAGGAGTAAATTATGTCAAAAGTTAAAGACGAAGAAATTGCAAGACTAAAGGAAGTCATTGCAGGGTTAACTGCTGAAAGGATACTACCACCCGAACCCGAGGAGGAGTATGTGCAAGAGTACACTTGCGATGACTGTGCTTGGCCAGACGGACAACTACGCCATAATGTAAGTTGTGAGTGTGGTATGAATGATGACGAAAACACACCTAAAGGTTTTTACCATTGGGCAGATGAGGAGGAGTACAAATGAAACATGTAAATTTTAGTAATCTTGATAAGAACTGGGATAGGTACGGTGCTTTCCACCATATAGATGGTGGGCTTGTACACTTCGATACGGGCGAGGTCATGGTTAGAGCGAACATGGAATCGTACTATCGTACTGTGTACTCCGACTTCGGAATACAGTTAGTATCGACGACTGAGAAAGAATGTCCTGCTTTGTATTTCGACAAGGAATGTACTGACCTTGTGACTAAGGCATGGCTCACACAAGATGGTCAACAAGAGTTAGCCGTTGACCTCGAGCAAAAATGTGCCGTAGCGTTTAGGTATCACAACTGGTATCGTGGTAAACGCGAGGGTATATCTGCTCTAGGCTCTCATGTAGAGCAAGCTAGTGCGTACTGGTCGGGTGCTAATCGCCTGCCTGTGCCACTAGCCAAGATAAAAGTCCAAGCACCTAATCCAGAGTACAGGAAAAAAGTACAGTCCGTACTTTTAGATGAAGTGCAACCTGCGATTACTGCCATGTGGCGACTGTCTGATGAAAGTAAAAGGTTTTATTACAGTACTAATAGGTTCAGAGCCAAAGAGACATGGCTCGACTTATCGGGACAGGAAATTATCGACGACATACTATCCGAGACAAATGATTACGATAGAACGGAGAGAATGCGTTCGATAGCACAACACGGGTTTCGTCTACCCCGAGCAATGACTGAAGTAGACTTTCTATACATAAAAGGAGGTGCATAATGCATCAGAATAATTTTAGTGAAATGATAGGCATGGCTCATAACAAAGCCACAAGTGAAGTACGAGTTGAAATGGACTTCGACACAAGTAAGTGGTCGAGTCGCATGAAGAATATCGTATGTAGAGCAATCGACACAGGTGTCGCAGACTGTGGTTGGGAAACAGGTTGGTGGATTAAAAACTTCCTAAAACACCACAACTTAAATACTGCCCAGTTATGGGGTTGGCATTCTGACTTACCTCTAAATGTAATCAAAGATGACATGGTCGAGGAAGCAGTTTCGTATGTAGCCGCGATGCTTAAGATAAAAGACGCTCGATTCCTTAACCATGCTGAAGGAAGATGGTTACAGGTACTAGAGGAGTATGGTATTTCTAAACTACCCCAAGACGAGTACAACGCGTTAACTTGGCGAGATAAGGATAAAGTAGGTATAGGTGATATACCTGTGCCAAACTTCAACAAGGCTGATAGACAAGTGTTTATCAAGAAATACCTAAAGCCAATGGACGAGCAACAACAGATAAAACGAGCCGAATTAATTAATTTGATAAGAAGTGGTTCATTGTTATCTATTTCGTATATAATGAAAGATTAAGGAGAGTAAATATGTATGTAAGAAAAACACAAACCCTAGTTCAAGATATTGAGCATGAGGTATATAAGATGCAACAGAGTGCTGTTTCTAAACTCACTAGTGAGAACAATGTAGAGATAGGAACACCACTTCATGCAGAAATTAAAACTGCCATAGAAAATACTCTATGGGAACTTGCACCCGAACTCAAGGATAAGATGCCTAAAAAATGGTTGTCCGATGAATCGCATGTAATGGTTGATTTTCCATCAGACGAACATAAAACGATACGCTACAACTTTGGGTCGCAAACTGGTGATGAAATCAAGATACCACCACACTTTAGGCGTTGGGATGATGTCCATATAGCACAAAAGTATTGGACACCTCTAATACAAGAGTGGTTAACTGCTCAACACAACGCAGATGTCGAGCGAGAAAAGATTGTTGATAGTTACCAAAATATTGGTAAACAGTTGACTTCGTTCATGGCAAAACACGCGTCGCTTAACACGGCACTTAAAGAGATGCCCGAGTTAGAACTTTATGTTCCTAATAGTTACATAGAGAAAGTGAACACTAAAGAAGAACGCGTTAAAGCGAAACCAACCGTACCTACTACACACGACGACACAGAAGTTGATGTTGACGCGTTGACGAGGGCGGCGATTGCTCACCGAGTGAGTACGGCGAGCGAATAATTAACTAAGGAGATACTATGATAAATCTAAACGAACTTAGAAAAGGTTGGTCAAAGGTTACTGTCCTACGAGATGTAAAGGATAGGACTGAGGACTTTAGCCAAACTGAACTAAGTGAAACTGAGTTTGATGTGTTGTGTTTCGTCGCACATCAGAACGGTACTGCTACTATAACTGCGATGGTTAACCACCCTTACTTCAAGGGTGTTTCGTTGTCTACTATAAAGAGGGCAGTGCTTTTGTTAACCAAAGAAACACTTATACAGGCAACAGAAGGTAGCGATAGGCGAGAAAGACACCTTTCTGTTACAGGTGGTATAGTATGAAAGCACTATACTACCTACTGATGACGGCAGGTTCATTCGCAACTGTAATTATGCTTGGCATATGCGTAGTGTGGATACTTGCAATATCTGGGTGTTCGACGAATTACGAGGACAACCCTTTACTGATACCACCGAACACACTCGTACCCGATAAGGGTATTTGTTGTGTGGTTGATGAGGACTTTCCATCGTCATGCGATGGGTTTATTGAAATTTGTGAGGAGTAACTATGGCAAAAAAAGAGACTTTAGTCGAGAAGGCTAATAAAGCAGGGATACCTGTACAAACCGTTTATAACCGTATGCACGCAGGTTGGTCAGAGAAGAAGGCACTATCTACACCTAACCGAGCATACAAGAAAAAAAGTACAGACAGTACTTTAACACCGAAACCTACTGTTAAACCAGTAGAAAGGAAAGTGCCACCTACTGTACCATTACCTGTAGAAAAGTATGAAGCACCTAAAGACAGAACTTTTCTATATGTTGTCGTCGCCTGTGCAGTTTTACTAGGATACGCAATGACGACAACATGAAAATATGTACGATTGATTTGGAGACTTTTTGGGATGTTGGTCATTCGCTTACCAAGATGTCTCCAATTGCGTACTGTATGCACCCCGATACAGAGATAATCAGTTGTGCATTTAAGTTCGGCAACCAAGAAACCGAAGTAATCTTCGGCGAGGACGAAGTCAAGCAATACTGTGATTCCGTTGATTGGTCACAGTATTGGGTTGTCGGGCATAACATGTCGGGTTTCGATTCCATGATATTATCATGGCGACTCAATATCAAACCCCTTCTATGGGGTTGCACTCTTGCAATGGCAAGACCTATCCACGCAAAAGATGTAGGACTATCATTAGCCAAGCTAGTAACTCATTACGGACTTGGTGTCAAAGATAACTTCGCCCTACTACAAACCAAAGGCAAACGACTATCCGATTTCACAGAGCAAGAGATTGCAGACATGGGTGTATATAACAAAGCCGATGTCGACCAATGTTACAATCTTCTGCTACGACTCATACCACAGACAAAAAAAGACGAGGTAAAACTAATCGACATGACAATTCGCTCACTTGTTGAGCCTAAATTCGCATGTGATATGGATTTACTACATAACACCTTAGAGGAAGAAAGCATACGCAAACGCGAACTACTGCTAGACGCCGCCGACAAGATGCTCGACGAACCTCTAATGACGGACGAAGAAAAAGTACAGTCTGTACTTAAGCTTTTATCCTCTGCCCCCAAGTTTGCAAAGTTTTTAGAGAGCATTAATGTTGAAGTGCCTAAAAAAATTTCACTTACAACAGGCAAAGAAATACCTGCTCTAGCAAAGACTGACGAGGCGTTCATTGCCCTACAAGAGCATGATAATCCTCTGGTCGCAACGGCGGCAAACGCAAGACTAGACGCAAAGAGTACACTACTACAAACGCGTATCAAGGCTTTCATCTCGGCAGCCGACTCTCACCCCCAAAAAAAAGTACCAATTCCCCTAAAATACTACGGTGCTGATACTACTGGTCGTTGGTCTGGTTGGGCATATAACCCACAGAACCTGCCACGAGTACACCCTCAGTATCCAAAGCCATCAGATGCACTACGAAAATCCTTAGTAGCACCCAAAGGATATAAGGTCGTAGTTGCAGACTTGTCGGGTATCGAACTAAGGGTTAATCACTTCTTATGGAAAGTACCATCTAGTATGGAACTGTTCGAGAAAGATAGAGAGAACGCAGACCTGTATAAAGACTTCGCCAGTAAGTTATACGAAACTGATGATGTTAGCAAGGAACAACGCCAAGTGGGTAAGGTTGCACACTTAGGGTTAGGTTTCGGTGCAGGCTCAGTTACATTCCAAAAGGTAGCAAAGCTTATGGGTGGCGTCGATATCGACCTGGACGAGTCCAAAGACATCGTCGATGCGTGGCGAATGGCATATCCCGAGATAACAATAGGGTGGCGAACATGCCACAAGGCACTATCAACAATTATCAGAGGTTCAACAGGTGGTGCAATCGACCCGTGGGGAATGGTTTATCCTATACCCGAGGGGTTACAAACACCTAAAGGCATAATCAGATACCCTAACCTACGCACAGAACTAAACGAAGAAACTAATAGAACTGAGTTTGTGTATGGGGAAGGTAGAAATAAGGCAAGGATATATGCAGGGAAAATTGACGAGAACATTGTACAGCACCTTGCTAGGTGTGTGATTGCCGATAACGCTTTAGAAGTACAACAACGTTTGGGACTAATACCTGCACTTATGGTACACGACGAACTCGTCTATGTAGTTCCTAGTGATCAAGCTCAAACGACGCTTAACACCGTCCAAGAGATAATGCGTACGCCCCCTGTTTGGTGGCCAGAACTTCTAACTTGGAGTGAAGGCGACATAGCAGATACCTACGGCGACGCCAAATAATAGTGTACACTACGACTCATACATAAAGTATATAGGAGCAAAATATGATGTATGTAATTTACGGAGTAATAGTAACAGCAATCATTTTAGGTTGGATTATCAATATGTTTGACAAAAGAAAACCTACTATGAGATTTATAGCAGTAGAGATGCCACATATGAAACCACTGCCTATGGGTACAAACGGTGTTGGTTTTTGGAGAGGTATAAAGATGTGGCTCACAACAACTAGAAAGTGGGAACTAACTGACGATTGGGTGTATACAATCAATGGAACTAGGTTTAAAGTACCAAAAGGATTTGTCTTTGACGGCGCGAGTGTTCCTAAGTTCTTTCGCTCTTGGTTAAGTCCTATGGGGGTCTTGCTTATGGGCGGATTGGTACATGACTATGGGTATAAGTATCAGACTCTACGCTATGCCAATAAGAAAGCGAGCAACGGTATCAAGTCACAGAAGTGGATGGACGAAACCTTTCGTGACATCAACATCGCAGTCAACGGATTTTATGTGCTTAACTACTTAGCCTATTATGCACTTAGATTAGGTGGGTTTGTTGCATGGAAAGGACACCGTAAAGTAAACGCACAATGGAGGGATGATGAGTAACTCAGAACTTATATTCAGAACTTTTAAGAAGTCTACAAAAGAGAAGTTAGAAGAAGAAGCTGAGGAATATGCTGACGTTGTCGCATCAAGTGGTAGTCCAGTTAGCTACAAAGAAGCTTTTGATTACTTTATGAAAACACGATACTACGACAACCTGCCTAGCAGAGCCAGTCAAGGGATGTTAAAAAATGATTAACTTTCCCTTCAAAGCTTGGAGTTACTCATCTCTGAATGCTTTCGAGACCTGCCCACGCAGGTATCAATTGACTAGGGTAACAAAAGAAGTAGTAGAAAGACAACATGAAGCGTCTATATATGGCAACAGAGTGCATAAGCACTTGGAAAACTACGCTAACAAGAAGAGGGGATTACCCCCCGAGTTGCAGAAGTACGCTAAGTACGTAGACAAGATTTTTTCTTATGAAGGTAAACGCATCGTAGAGCAACGCATGGCCATAGATAGAAACTTCAAACCTACTAAGTGGATGGCTCAGAATGTATGGTGCAGAGGTATTATCGACATAGGTGTTGTTAACTCAGACACTGCTTATCTACTTGATTGGAAAACAGGTAAGCGTAAGCCAAACTCAGACCAACTCAAACTATTCGCCGCATTAGCTTTCGCCCACTACCCGTGGATAAATAAGATAGTGTGTGGCTTTATATGGTTGAAAGAAGGTAAGTTCGACAAAGAAATATATACGAAAGAGGATATACAGGACATTTGGGAAGAGTTTCTTCCTAGAGTTCAGCGTGTAGAGATAGCATACGAACAGGATAAGGATAAGTGGCAAGCAAAGCCATCCGGTTTATGTAAAAACTGGTGTCCTGTCGGTAAGAAATTATGTGAGTTCTGTGGAGTATAGTTATGGCAATGGGAGCAGAAGCAAAAGTAAAGAAGAAGATAAAGGAATACCTAGCAACTACTGGAGCGTGGTACTACATGCCTGTATCTAATGGAATGGGGCGAGTAGGGTGTCCGGACATACTCGTCTGTTATAAAGGCAAATTTGTAGCCTTTGAGGTGAAAGCACCGGGCAAGATTAAAAACACAACGGCAAACCAAGATAGAGAGATTAACGGCATAAACAAAGCCGGCGGTGTTGCTATTGTTGTTGATGATGTAAAACTAGTTATGGAGGCAATAGATGACTATAACATCTAAGAAATCACTTGCAACTAAAGCGGCGTACAACAGACGCCCAGATGTGCAAAGGAAACGTGTACTACAAAATAAAGCTAGACGCCATGCTATAAAGGCAGGTAAAGCTAAAGTAGGGGATGGTAAAGATGTCCATCATGTAAGAATGTTAGGCAAAGGTGGAAGTGGCAAAGACTCAAACACAAAAGTCGTTAACAGGAAAACTAACAGAGGGTGGAGAAAGAAGCACCCCAAGTTATATGGCCGAGCAAAGTGACGCGTCATTACAATCACGGCAACTCTGACTATGCCAAGCACAAAATTCAACCGTGGGATATTTGGTTGGAATACAATTTAAACCCGTGGGATGCTGACATCATCAAACGGATACTTAGAGACAAGGGAGAGCGTAGACTTGACTACGAAAAAATTAAACACATCTGCGATGAACGCATCAGACAGATAGACGAGGGCGAAAATAATGTTAGTTTTGAAGGAAAAGAAGGCACTACTACTGCGACTTAGAGAACCGGAGAGAGTACTAAATATAATACACACTGCTAAAAAGATACTGTTCAAAGGAGCAGAGTATGTAGCAGTACCACACAGACTTGATGAGACAAGAGTTCTTAGAAGCCTGGGTCATGACGCACCATCACCTATAAGGTATCACTACGATTGGCCTGGTAGGTTCGCGCCGTTCGACGCACAAAGAGATGCTGCAGCTTTCCTATCGACGCACAAGAGAGCATTCAATCTCAGTGAGTTAGGTACTGGCAAGTCACTAGCCTCGCTATGGGCATTCGACTTCTTGAAGAAAGAAGGCAAAGTAAACAAAGCACTTATCATTGCACCACTATCTACTTTAGAGAGAACTTGGGCAGATGAGATATTCAATCACTTCCCCCACTTAACCTGTGCTGTACTGCATGGTACTAGAGACAAGCGTATAAAACTACTGAAACAAGACTTAGACGTTTATATTATTAACCACGACGGACTATCAATCATAGAACCTGCTTTGCGTGCCAGACAAGATATTGATTTAGTGATGGTCGACGAGATAGCACAATGTGCTCGTAACGCGACGACGGATAGATGGAAAGTTATTAACACTATTGTTAACAAGCACAAAAAACGTAGAGCCTGTTGGGGTATGACTGGAACGCCCACACCTAATGCACCTACTGATGCTTGGGCGCAGTGTAGATTACTAGTGCCAGACAAGGTTCCCCCTTACTTCAATAGATTTAAGATGCAAGTAATGAGGCAGTTAACTCAGTTTACTTGGATACCAAAACCCGACGCCACAGACATAGTCAAAGACATCATGCAACCTGCCGTGAGGTTTACTAGAGATGAGTGCGTAGACTTACCTCCTATAATGTATGAAACGCGACTGGTGAATTTAACAAACGAGCAGAAGAAAGCGTACAAAGAGATGATGGTGCGTTTACAGACTCAAGCCGACGAGGGGGATATAACGGCAGTCAATGAGGCAGTCAAGATGGCTAAACTTATACAGATAGCATGTGGCGTTGTTTATGCAGATGACGGTACAGAAATCACCATACCATCGAACCCCAGGATACAAGAGACGAAAGACATTGTTGCCTCGGCAGAGGGTAAAGTGATTGTGTTTG